TCCAACCCCAACGTGGTGAACGCGGGCGGCGTGCAGGCCGACAACGCCTCGATCTGGTTCGTCACCCACGGTGACATGCAGACCAGCGTGATCGTGCCGGATTCGGTGCCCGCCGGCGTGCAGCGCGAGGACATGGGCCGCCAGCGCGTGCTCGATGGCAACGGCAATCCCTATTACGTCAAGGAAGAGAAGTTCACCCAGCACATGGGGCTGTGCGTGAAGGACTGGCGCTTCAACGGGCGCATCGCCAACATCGACGTGTCGGACGTGGTGGCAGGGACGGTGGCGCTCAACCCCTTGCTGCGCAAGCTCTATTACAAGCTGCAGGGCCGCCGCGCCTATCACATGGAGCGCGAAGGCCAAGTCAGCCCGGGCCGCACCGTGATCTATATGAACCGCGTGCTGCTCGAAGCGCTGGACGCCGAAACCAGCAATGGCCGCAGCGGCGTGGACAACTTCGTGCGCCTGACGCCGATGGAAATCCAGGGCGAGGAAGTGATGACCTGGCGCGGCATCCCGATCCGCGAAACCGACGCGCTCGTCACCAACGAAGCGCTGGTCGCCTAAGCCGCATCGCCCCCTCCAATTGGGAGAATTTCGCATGATTTTCGACAATTCGCTGTTGCTGAGCGATGCCCAGGCGGTGACCGCCTCGGCCGCGTCGGCCAATGTCATCGACCTTGGCACCACCGGCACGCCGTTTGGCGCTACTGCCCCGCTGATCCGCGACTTGGGCCGTGGCCCGGAACTGGACCTGGCGGTGACGGTCACCCAGGCCTTTGCCGGGCTCACCAACCTGCAGGTGAGCGTGCAGGTTTCACCCGACAACGCCACCTGGACCACGGTTTCGAGTGGCGCGGTGGTGCCGCTGGCCAGCCTGGTTGCCGGCTATCAGTTCAAGGTGCCCGGCAGCATCGAGGAGGGCGTCAACGCCCGCTACCTGCGCCTCTATTACACCGTGGGCGGCAGCAACGCCACGGCCGGCAAGATCACCGCCGCGGTGGTGGCCAGCCGCCAGACCAACCTGGGCGTGGGCGGCCAGTAAGGCCAGCAGCCGGGTGCGCGCCAACACGCACCCGGCCTTGCCCGTCAGAACCCGTTACCAAGGAGATGCACATGGCAGCCGCCACCCAGAGCAGCTTTGCCGCCAACGGCGCCTGGCAAGACATTGCCGCCACGCTTACCGCCGCCGCCAACACCGACGTGCTGTTGCAGAACACCGGCCAGCAGCCGGTGAAGGTGTGTTTCGGCGGGGCGACCGCCCCGGCCAGCGACCTGGCCGGCGTGACGATCAATCCGCGCGGCACAATCGTGGGGAATGCCGCCAACGTGTGGGTCCGCTCTCCCGGCGGCACCAACCTGGCCGTGACCGTGGGCCATTCCGGCGGCGTATCGGGCAACGTCGCCAGCCTGGGCAACGTGGCGGCAGGCGCGGCCGATGCCGGCAATCCGGTCAAGGTGGGCGGGGTTTACAGCGCCACGCTGCCCACGCTTGCCGATGGCCAGCGCGGCAACATGCAGTTGACCAACAAGGGGGCCCTGGCCGTCACCTTATTCAGTTCTGCTGGCAGCGCGTTCACGGCCATTGCCCCGGCCAACGGCACGACCAACCCGTCGTATGCGCTCGCCGTGGCCGGCTTTGGCATGCAGCACAACGGCGCGACCTGGGACCTGGCCAAGAAGCCGGCCAGCACCAACCGGCTGCTGTCGGCCGCTGCAACCACCAACGCCACCAGCGTCAAGACCAGCGGCGCCGATCTGTTCCGCGTGCGCGGCCACAATGCCAGCGCCTCGGCGCGCTATCTCAAGCTCTACAACAAGGCTTCGGCGCCGACCGTGGGCACCGATACGCCGGTGGCGACCTATTACCTCGCGCCCTCGGCCCCGTTCGACATCGATTTCCAGACCGCGCTCTATTTCAGCGCGGGCCTGGCCTTTGCCCTGACCGGTGCGGCACCCGACAGCGACACCACCGCGCTCGCCGCCGGCGACATCCTGTGCCTCAACATCCACTACGCCTGAAGGAGAGCGATCCATGGCAATCTGGCGCCGCGACGACGACACCATCGGCGATCTGTTCGACGACGGGCTGGACCTCAAGCCCGGCGAGGAAGGCTTTACCCGCACCCTGGCGCGGGATCATTTCGGCACCGACGCCTTCAGCTATGTCGGCACGCCCGATTGGCAAACACCGGCGGGGTGATGCCTGCCCTGCGCCGGCAACCTCCGCGCGCTGCGCGCCCCCCAACATCGTGATGGTCGCAAGGACAAGCCCATGGCCCAACTGATCGACATCTGTAACCGTGCCCTGGCGCAGATTGCCGCCGGGCAGATCGCCGATTTTGCCGAAGGCAGCATCGAGGCGCGCGAAGCCAACCGCTTTGCCAAGCCGCTGCTGGCCGAACTGGCCGAATGGGCCCCTTGGCCCTGGGCGCGCGCACGGATCGCGCTGGCCGAGATCGCCAACGATCGGCCGGCGGAATGGCTGCATGCCTATGCTGCCCCCACCAACCTGTCGCAGCCGCTCGCCGTGCGCGCGGTAGAGGACGATGCCGCCACGCTGCCTGCTGGCGGCGCGTTCCCCTTTCCGCTGCAGGACGCAGCGCCGCTGGCGTTCCTGTATGAAGCGGGGCGCATCTATACCAACGTGGCCAATGCCACGCTGGTCTATGTGCGCAGCAACGTGACCGCGCCCGAACTGCCGCCGCTGGTGGCGCGCGCGTTCGAGCTGGAACTGGCGGCGCGCCTGGCCCTGCCGGTGAAGAAGGACGCCAGCGCAGCCCAGGCCCTGGCCCGCGCGGCCGAACTGGCGCGGATGCGGGCAATCGCCGAAGAGGCCAACAAGCGCGGGGACCGGCCCGCACGCTATGTCAGCGAGGCGGAAATGGCGCGGGCTGGCCTGTCGTTCCTGGGAGACCCGGCATGATCGGCGCCCGCACCGCGCAGGCCAATTTCTGCCGTGGCGAGCTGGGCCCGCAGCTCTATGGCCGGTTCGACGTGGACGCCTGGGGCACCGCCCTGCGCAAGGCGCGCAATGTCATCGTGCTCAAGTACGGGGGCATCGCCAAGCGGCCGGGCACCGAACTGGTGGCCGAAGTGCTTGATCCGACGCAGCCGGTGCGGCTCGTGCCGTTCCAGTTTTCATTGAGCCAGACCTATGCGCTGGAAATGGGCCAGGGCTATATGAGCCCCTGCGCCGGCGGCGGCCGCATCCTGGAAGAGGAACTGGCGATCACCGCGATCAGCAACGCCAGCCAGGCATTGGTAGAGGTGGCCTATCACGGCTTTGCCGTGGGCGACCGCTTCTACATCAGCGGCTGCGCGGGTGACATGGGCGCGCTGCTCAACGGGCGGGCGTGGACGGTGGTGGCAGTGACCGATGCCAGCCATTTCCGCATCGATGCCGATACCCGCGCCGTGGCGCTGTTTGCCGGCTGCAGCGGCGGCACCACCCGCAGCGCACCGCCCGTGGCGCCAGCCGCCCCGGTGGTGCCACCGGTGAACCCTGCACCCACCCGCCCGGCGATCTATTTCGGCGGGTCGGGCCAATTCGGCGGAAAGGCCTGGTACTGATGGGCGGCGCACGCATCTACAAGGTTGGTTCTCCCTATAACGGGGTGGAACTGGCCGAGCTCGATTTCGAGCAGACCGCCGATACGATGTATCTGGCCCACATCGATCATGCGCCGGCCAAGCTGGTGCGCGCCGGGCATACCGACTGGTCGTTTCGCAACGTGACCTTTGCCCCCACCATGGCCGCGCCGACCAGTTGCGGCGCCGCGGCAACGGTTGCCAATACCGATAGCAGCAATGGCAATGCCGCCTATTTCCCACAGGGCGCCAGCTATTGCGTGACAGCGGTGAACGATGACACCGGCATGGAAAGCCGCGCCAGCAGCCAGTCCACCGCCACCAACGATCTTTCGCTCAAGCGCAATTTCAACACGATCAGCTGGCCTGCCGTGGCCGGGGCAACGCGCTACAACGTCTACAAGGCCGACAATTCGCAGTTCTTCGGCTATATCGGCACGACGCAAAGCACCACGTTCCGCGACGACAACATCGCCCCCGCGCTCGATCGCGCGCCGCCCCAGGCGGCCAATCCGTTCGCCGGAGCAGATGATTATCCCTCCACCGTCACCCTGTTCGAACAGCGGGCGATCTGGGCGCGTACGCGCAACGTGCCGCACGGCATCTGGGCCACGCGCAGCGGGCAGCTGGAGAACATGGACCGATCGCGGCCCTTGCGGGCAGACGATTCCATGGCGTTCACCATCGTGGCCGGCCGGGTCAATTCGGTAAACCAGCTGGTCACCACCACCAGCCTGCTGGCGCTGACATCGGACAGCGTGTTCCACATCGATGGCGATGGATCGGGCGGCGTGCTGGATGCCACGCGCCCACCGGCCACACGGCGCCAGATCGGGCGCGGATCGTCGCGGCTCTCGCCTTTGGTGATCGACAATGTGGTGTTCTACCAACCCAGCGTGGGCCGCACGGTGCGCACGATCGGCTATGATTTCACCATCGACGGCCTGAAATCCAACGACGTCTCGATCTTCTCGCCGCATTTCTTCGAGGGGCTCGGCATCGTTTCCTGGTGCTATGCCCAAGAGCCGCGCAGCGTGGTCTGGGCCGTGCGCGAGGATGGCAAGCTGGCCTGCTTCACCTGGGAGCAGGAGCAGAACGTGTGGGGTTGGACCCTGTGCGAAACCGACGGCAAGGTCTTGTCGGTCTGCGCCATTGCCGAGGACGGGGAAGACCGCGTCTATCTGGTGGTGGAACGCGTGATCGGTGGCGAGGCCCGTCGCTTTGTCGAACGCATGGCGAGCCAGACCTGGTCCGACGTGAACGATGCCTGCTATCTCGATTGCGCAGTGCGGGGGCAATTTGATGCACCACGCACCCGCTTTACCGGGCTGTGGCATCTGGAAGGGCGCAGCGATATTGCCGGCCTGGTTGATGGCGTGGCCGTTGCCGGGCTGACCGTGGCCAATGGCACGATCGACCTGCCCGCCGGCATGGGCGGGGCCACGCAGGTGATCTTCGGCATCCCCTATCAGGTGGATTTGGAAACCCTGCCGATGCGCCTGTCGACCAGCACCGGCAGCAGCGTGGGCCGCATCTGCCAGGCAGGGCAAGCCGTGCTGACCCTGGCCGATACCCGGCAGATCACCGCCGGCATCGATGCCGATCACCTGTTCCCGGTGAAATCGCGCCGTGACGAGGCATGGAGCGCGCCCGATGCGCTGATGAACGGGGAATACCTCGTTAATCTCGACAATCGCGCGCGCGACGATTGCGCCATCTGGATCCGCCAGAACGCGCCGCTGCCGTTCACCCTGCTGGGCGTGGCAATCGACCCGGTGATGGGCGGATGACCGGGCCAGGCAGCGATGATCTCAGCATCGTGCCGGCCCAGCGGCGCCATATCGGCTTTCTGGCCCGGCACATGCGCGCGATCGACCAGGCCGAATGCCGCGCCATGGGGCGCGAGCCCAAGGCGGCGCTGCGCCATGGCCTGATCGCATCGCACCGCTGCTGGACCGCGCTGGTGCGCGGACAGCCGCACGCCATGTTCGGCGTGGTGGTGGAATGCGCCGTGGCCGGGCGCGGCGTGCCATGGTTCCTGGGCACTGACGAAGTGTGGCGCCACGGCCGCGCGCTGGTGCGCCTGGGCCCGGTGATCCTGGCCGAAATGCACGATTCAAGCGCGGTGCTGGCCAACCTAGTGTCTGCCGACAACGTCCGGGCGATCCGCCTGCTTACGCGATGGGGTTTCACCCTAGACCACGACACCGTGCGCGTGGGCGACATGGCGTTTCGCCGCTTCGCCCGCCAGCGCCCGGCCCTTTCCTTTCTGCAACAGGAGAATGCCTGATGTGCGGCCCTGCCCTTCCCATCTTTGCCGCTGGCCTCGCCGTGGCCGGCCAAGGCATCAGCACGATCAGCGCCATCCACCAGGCGCAGTACCAGCGCGATGTCGCGCTGCGCCAGGCTGACCTGCAGCGCAGCGCGGGCCGCGATGCCCAGGCCGAAACCAACCGCGCGATCCAGGACCAGTATCGCCAGATGGCCGCCGATGAAGGCCGCCAGCGCGTGGCCGCTGCCGCCGGTGGCGTGGGCGTTGAATTCGGCACCGCCGCCGAGGCGGTGGACAGCACCCGCCTGACCGGCAGCGCACGCGTGGCAGATATCGCGATGCAGGGCGCCGGCGCCGTGCGCCAGACCGACGCCGGCGCAGCCTTTGCCATGGGGCGGGCCAGCGCCGCTTCTGCCCAGGGCCAGACCGCGTTGATGAGCGGGCTGGTCGACATGGGCCAATCCGTGCTGTCCGGCGTGCGCCAGTACGGCGCGGTGCGCGCCCGCATCGGCTGAACGCCCGCTCTTTTCCACCCATCCTGACCGTCTGCGCGCCTGCAGCCCCGCCCTTGCCCGGCGGCCGGTGACGCGCGCCTTGCAAGGACATCGTTTGCCATGGCCGTTTCCACCACCAACGCCTTTGACGGGCCATTCAGCGCCAATGGCGTGACGCGTTCGTTTCCCTTCACGTTCACCGCGCAGGACACTGGCGATGTCGCCGTGCTGCTCGACGACCAGCCGATCACCGATGGCTATAGCGTGGAGCTGTACGAAGGTGGTGGCGGCACGGTGACTTTCGCCGTGGCGCCAGGCCCCGGCAAGCTGGTGGTGTGGCTCGATCCCGATTTCACCCAGACCACCGCGTTTGAAAACGGATCGGCCTGGCTGGCCGCGCCGGTCAACCTGGCCAATGATCGCGCCGCGCTGCGCGACCAGGCGCTGTCACGCGATCTCAAGCGGTGCATGCGCATCCCCTTGGGCGAAAACGCCGGGACACTGCCCGCCGCGGCCAAGCGCAAGGGCAAGTACTTTGCCTTTTCGCCGATCGACGGCACGGCCGTTCTGGCCGATGCGGTGAACGGCGATGCGCTGTTGCGCGCCGACATGGCCAGCACCGATGCCAACAAGGGCGCCACGCTGGTGGGCATGCCCGGTGGCGGCATGCTGCATGAAACGATCGTGCCGTGCACCACCCGCGCCGCGCTGGCCGCACGGGCCAACCGCTCGGTCATGGTCTATCTGCTCGAACCGGGGCGCCAGGGCTATTTCTACTGGTCGCCGGCCGACCTGTCTGCCGCGGTGGCGGCCGATCCGGCACAAGCCTTCTATGTGCCGGCATCGACCGGATCGAGCGGCGCCAACGGGGCGTGGGTGCGCGCGGCGGTGCGCCCGGGCGTTGCCAACCTCACCTGGTTTGGCAATCCGGGCGATGGCAGCGTCAGCGATGCCCAGGCCGAAGCGGCCATGGTCGCCGCCTTTGCCTGGCTCAACGCCGTGGGCGGGCGCACGCTGGAAGTGCCGGCGGGTGTGTTCACCTATACCAGCGACAAGCGCATTACCGCCAATTCCGCGATGATTCGCGGTTCCGGGTGCCGCTTCCTGGCCAAGAACAGCGCGCGCCTGCTGATCGGCTTTGCCGATGACAGCACCATGGTGAACGGCCGGGTGGTCAAGGCGGGGATCAAGGCGATCGGCGTCAAGCTGGTCAATATCGCGTTCCTGCCCGCCGACGGGCATTACGGCTCGATCGTGACGCTCGATTTTTGCGATGAAACCACGCTCGATAACGTGGAAATCAGCATGTATTCCTCGGTCAATGACGTGACCGGGTTGGAATGCCGCTGGACGCAGTGGGTCTATCTGCGCCGGGTCAAGATCAACGTGAACTCTCGCGCGGTGTGGATCCGGCTGCAACCCTCCAACATCCAGAACGAAGATCACTATCACTTCAGCGATTGCCTGTTCTACATCGGCAAGCTGGTCAATCCTCCCAACCCCGCCCCGCTGTCGTGCGTGCAGGTGGAAAAGGAGCTGGGCAACACCTATGGCATCTTTGAATTTTCCATGCGGGGCTGCCATTTCCTGGGCATTCCCAACGATGCCGCGCGCCGCGTCAGTGCCATTGCCGTCAAGAACGCGGCCAGCGGTGACAGCCGCGCGATCCACCGCCTGAGTGTCTATTCCTGCTTCTTCGAAGATGTCTGGTACGGGTTCGATGGCAACCGCTTCATCGGCGCCCCCGACGGCTATGACACCTCTCGCCTGAGCTTTTACGGGTGCAGCTTCCTGCGCTTTGGCGTGGCGGTCTATGGCAAGGACTATTCGAAGAATGCCGCAGACTTCGCCGGCTGCTACCTGCTGCAGGGTGTCAGCGCGACGGACGGCGCGATGGGCCGCTTTTCGCACAACAACGTGCTGGAAGCCCTGAGCGCGCCCTTTGCCAACGGCATTACCCGCAACCGCTTCACCGACAAGAACATCGGCGACATGGCCGCCAGTTCTGCCGGCCGCCTGCGCGCGATGGGCAGCGTGGCGGTGGCCGCAACCGATACCTATGCGGTGATCAACCATGGCCTGGCCGCTACGCCGACCAAGGTGGTCTATTGGACCATCGCCGACAACACGTGGAAGCCGTCGGTTGGCACCACGGCACTGGGCAGCTCCAGTTTCAATGCCAACTTCACGCCACCGGGCGTGGCCGCCACGCTCTATTGGGAAGCAGAAGTGGCATACCTGTGATGCAGCCAAGCCGCGCGCCGGCCGCCCACCAGGCCACCATCGCAATCATCATCACGGGGGCCCGCCGATGACCAGCCAGGAAGATCTGCACCGCGACATGGGGCGCATGGAAGGAAGGCTCGACGCGATGGAAGACAGCCTCGATCGCATGGCCGCCGCGCTGGAACGCATCGATGCGCGACTGGCCAAGATTGAGGCGCGCGAAAGCGCGCGGCGCGGCGCCTATGCCGCGCTGACCGCCCTGGCCAGCACGCTCTCCGCCATCATCGCCTGGGGCGTGAGCGCGCTGGCGCACTGAAGCGAAAGACCACACCATGATCGACGTGACAAAGCTGCAAACGCGGCTGATCGCGGCTGGCTACGATATCGGCGCTGCCGATGGCGTGGCGGGCGGTCGCACGATGGCAGCCCTGCTGGCCGCCGTTGCGGGAAGGCCGATGGCCGCGCTGCGCCCCCTGGGAAGCGCCGCGGCGATCCATCTGCCGGCAGCGGGGCTGATGGCAAGCGTTGCCCGCCTTGCCAACTTCCTGGGCCAGGCCGCCCATGAAAGCGGCGGCTTTCGCGCCCTGGTAGAAATCTGGGGGCCGACCTTGGCCCAGGCCGGCTACCAGGGGCGGCTTGACCTTGGCAACACCACACCCGGCGATGGCTTTGCCTATCGTGGGCGCGGGCTGTTCCAGATCACCGGGCGGGCGGTCTATCGGGCGATGGGCACGGCGCTTGATCTGCCGCTGGAAGCGCAGCCCGATCTGGCCGCCCAACCCGACATCGCCGTGCGCACGGCCTGCGCATTCTGGGCGGCGCGCAAACTCTCCGACCTGGCCGATGCCGGCCAGGACGATGCCATCACCCATCGCATCAACGGCGGCAGCAACGGCATTGACAGCCGTCGCCGGTTGGTTGCCCGTGCCAAGGGATTGCTGCTGTGATCGCGAACGCTCCGCTGGAAATTCCTGCCTCGCCCCGGCCCTATCAACTTGCGGTGCTGGTGCGCCAAGTGCTGCCGCCGCTGGTGGCCTTTGCCGTGGGCCGTGGCTGGCTGGCCAATGACAGCGCCACGCTGGTGACGGCCTTGGCCGCCATCGTCCTGCCGATCGCCGATGGCCAGCGGCGCAGCCTGCGCCGCAGCCGCGCCCTAGCGCGCCTGGGCGCAATCGTGCCCGACAGCGTGGCGGTGGTACGGTGA